TCAGCTGGTGTATTCCGGGCCGACCCCGCTGCCCCAGAGGATCACCGACAGGGCGATCATCGCCACCAGCACCACCAGGCCCACCGCCAGCACCGAGCTGGAGAACAGGAAGCCTTCGT